TAAACTGAAGTTCTTTTGGAATAATCAGTTTTACACCTTGCATCGCAATTTTAAGTCCTCTTTCATCAACAAAAGCCGCAATATCAATTAGAGATTGCTCAAGTGATGTTTCAGATAAATCAGCTGCTGTTGATAATTCATTTCTGAATGTACCACCAGTAGCGATTGGATGAGCAGTTGAGCAAAGTTCAACACCATCACCACCAGCAAAATTTGAATTAAACGCATTGTTAAGTACGTTTGCAGCTTTTACTTGTTTAGTGTTAGCCATTGAACGAGCTAATGCTCTTGTGTATCTAGCAGCTAATCTGTCGTACAGATTATCCTCAATTGCTTCTTCAGTGATAGCAAACGCCATCGCAATTGTTTCGTGCGTATATCTCGCAGTGAAAGATTCAGTTGCTTGGTCAAATGTGACGCCTGCACCCTCTTCTTTTACTGGAGCACTGCCGAAACCGGATAGCATTACTTCTTCTTCAAAAGCTCTATCAGATGCTTCTGCAACGAAAATTTCTGCATGTTCGTTTTCGTAACGATTATATTCTAAGCCAAAGAGAGCATTTAAACCAGGCTCTAGCTCTTTGACCAGTTGTGATCTTGAAATAGCCATATTTTATCTCCCTTATACCCCTGTATCCGCAGCCGAAGCTGGTGGATTCAGAAAATGGTTTTGAATACGGACAACAATGTTTGCATTAGCAGTTGTTGTGTCCTCATTGTTAACATCTTGGCATATATCTACAGCCTGCAATGGAATTGCATTCGTAGAGTCTGCAGTACTTGTATCAAGTTGTACTTTAGATATACCGGTTATTGTGTTCCCTGTTACGTTAGTAGTTTTATAACCAATAAACAGACCTGCTCTTGTAAAAGCTTCATCAGAATCAATTAAAAATAACGTATTGGGATCATCTATTACATTAGCAACAATATCACTAGCGTTAATACTACCAGGATAATAATTACTGAATGTTGGTTTGCTCGTTGTTGGGTCAGTATAAAATACACCATTGAACACACCAATAGGTTTAACAGCTCCTGAACTTGCGGTAACATCATATCGTTCAATGTTACCAGCTGCAGTTGGAACTACCAAGTCACCTTGGAAGATTGCTGTTCCGTAGTTGGCTGCAATAGTATACCTATTCTGAGCACCATTCCATGGAGCACCATTAAGAGATTTGTATGGTCTTAGACCAAACTTTTCACTTACATTTGCCATTTAGATTCTCCTTAAATAAGCATTAATATTACAGCGATGGCTTTTATCAAAAAATTATGATTTACGACCACCACCAAAAGTTACACGAGATTGTCTGTTAATATTAACAGGCATCTCTGGTCGTTGCTCCCTTAGAATGTCTTGATCAACGGCTTTTACTTGATCAGCAGTAATATTTTGAAAATACTGCTTGCGTTGCTCTACTATTTCTTCAGGTATCCTTGCCAACACAAGGCCACCAACCCCGATTAACCCCTGATATTGTCCTCTTTGTATCACCGGATAACTATGATCACCGAGTTTATTTTTAATTTCTTCGGCTCTCACAAATTCCCAACCCTCTCTAAGTTTTTTGGATACGTTACCTGTATCCTCTTGACCCATGAGTTCGGTTCTTATCCATCTGTGTACAAACCCTTTTGGTGCAGGGGGTGCATCCAGACTTGACGGAGGCGTCCAAGGTTTATTCCTTAGTGGCTTATTCTCTTGTGACGCGCGTGAGGTTTTTACTAGATTTTCTTTCATATTTTTTACTCCTTCACGTGTTTTGCGTATTCTTCTAGTGGCACTCCTAATTTTTTGGCAATAGCCACCTGTGAACGAGTGAGTTTCACAGTTCTGCGTCCTTCCTGTTTACGCCCCGCAGAGGCAACAGTTTGGACGGGTTGTTTCCTTTCATCAGCAAACTTATGAGGAAAATTTTCTCTCATGAGTTTGTTAACTTCATTGTAATACTCATCAGACTCCGGGTCAAACCCCTGTGTCACCAAATCTTCATGAATACCATAAGCAGCATTTGTCATGACGCGATCATTTCCAAACCATTCATTATCCTCTGCCCATTTTTCTGCTTTTGCAGAAGGCTGTACTACAGGTTGTTGTGGTGATTGTTGTTGAGTCTGTTGATTTTCTTTTTGTGCTTTTTCTTCTTGTTCAAATTGCTCTTTTTTTATTTTCGCTTTTTCTTTTTCAACTGCTAATTGAGTTAATTGATCATTAGCATTCATTATTCCTTCTGCATCATTGGTTTCAACTGCTGTTTGTAGTTGTTTTTTTACTTGTTCTCTTTGAGAGTCTACACGTGCTTCATATTCTTCAATATATGTTTTATCTGTGTCCTTTATTTTTTTCTCTAAACCAGAATATTTATTTTGAAGACCTTTAGCATAATCTAATGCTGCTTTCTCTCTTCGTTCAGCTTCTCTGAACTTTCTTGTTAATTGATCAATACGTTTTTTTACGTTATCAGATACATCTTGTAGATTATCTTTTTTTTCGTCTGTTTCTTCTACTACTTTTGCTTTTGTTTCTTTTTTTACTGGATCGGTATAACCTAAATCAACATCAATCTTTTCAGGTTTCTCTTCTAGTTTTTGTTCGGCAACCGATAAGGTTTCTTCTTGAACCTCATCTGTGTCTAATTCTACAGAATTTTCTTCAGCCATAATTACTCCTTAGAATAATGCGAGGATATCCTCGGGTTTGTTAATAGTTCCTATGATTTCATCATCATTTAAAATCCGATGTTCACCATATTTAGTTTTAAAACGAGCGCCAGTATATCGTCCGTAAACAACAAACTGTCCCTCTTTACACCAAGGTCCAGTTGGAAACTTTTCTTTATCCACATAACACAAATCACCCATTTTCACGACAAGACCAACAACAGTTGTTATTTGCTGTGTTTCAAGAGTTTTTTCTGTTAAATAAAGACCACCTTTAGTTTTCTTACTTGGTTGGTAAGGTCTAACTAAAAGTCTGTAGCCTACTGGTTTGGGTAATACTTTAAGATATTGCTCCGTTTCTTTAGCACCCTTCGGAATAAGGGTTTCGTCTTCATCTTTTTCAGGTGTGACGAGTTTAGCGCTAGGTTTGATTAGTGTCATCCACATTATCCTCTCTATTTTGCAGGTCTTTAAGATCCTGAAGCAACGTTTCTAATCCGTTGAGCTTGCCCTTAGCATAATGTAGTTGATCTAGTTTGTCTATACCATAGCAGATATGGTCCTTTGTTTTTTCTATTTCTTTTTTGATATAGTGTCTAACTGTTTGTATCGTATCAATGTCAAGCATGTCTTAAATGTGATTTAGGACCAAGTTTTTTTCTGTGTGTGAGTCCTTTTTTGTTATATCTTCTTTTTTTTCTTTTTACAAAGATTATTTCCGTTTTAAAAAATTTTTTTACCATAATATATTACAGGACTTTTATATCCCATCTTTTTATTTTTATGTTTTGGAAATCGTTCACCACTACAATCTTTAAGTGTCAATAATTTAATCTGTTTCGCCAATCTCTTTTTTCTCCTCTTGGACTCTGTATTTGTTTTTCACATACATGGTCACTGTGTGTTGTTATGACCATATCTTCTTTATCTGTACACGCGTAAAAACATTTTACGGAGTCTTCACCAAAAAAAGGATCAACTCTTTTTTCTTTATGAAGCCTGCAAGTGACGAAGTATTGATTTCTTTCATCAAATAGTTGTCCCTTACCAGACCATTTATAATTTTTTGCAAACACTGGGTCGCAAGAAAGTAGTGGGAGCAATAAAGCTCCCAACATACTATTTTTCAGCACAGGCATAACTGTTGATCTCAAGACCAACAGAGATTTCTGTAATTACAGGTTTTGACCACATAATTATCTCCATTGTTAGAAGTGCTGGTTGTCATCGTGACCGCAGTCCACTTTAAACATTGTAATTTATTTTCTAAATTGTGCAATACTTTTAAGCCCAAAAGATCCACCGATTGAAGCAAGTATGCCCCAACTTATCCATTCCGGACAATCATTTTTAAGAAATAGAAAACCCTCTTTCATAAAGGGTTGTAACGCAGGTACGAAGGATGCCAAAATTATAGCGATAAAAGTTAAAGTCCAGGCCTCATCTTTCCATGAACTGTCAGATGCAGACATGGCTTTCTCTTCCCAAGACCCATCTTTCTCTATTTTGGTTTTCGTTGCTTCTAATTTTGTCAATTCAACTTGACTTTTTAATTGTGCTTTTTTTTGTTTGCCCTCTATCCAAGTTGAAGCCAACTTTGCTACAGGACCAATTATTGCTTGAAACATTATATCTCCTTTTGATAAACAATTTTATTGTCGCCTTTTGCAGCAACATTAAAATTATAAGTCTTAAGAAGCATATCTACAATACCCATCTTAATGTCTATATAATCATCTATTATTATTAAACCTTTACTGTCAATTCTCGGTATAAAAAAGCTAAGTTCATTAATTACAGCTTTTGTCGTATGAGGTCCGTCAAGGTGCACAACTTTGTATAAACCATACAGCATAAGTGTATTTTCTATGCAAAACTGATGACCTTGACTCATCGTGTCAAAGAAATAATCGTCAGTCATATGAAAAAAAGTAAACTCAGGGTAAACTTTATACAAATGAGATACAGTTCTTTGTTTCATCTCTTCAGTGTAACCGGCTACCACATAACCCTCACCATCGTAGTGTTCATAACTTAAATCTCCATACGGATCAATAGCAATGTGCTTATAAAATTTAGGTTCCTGTTTACGCACTGCATCAATAATTGTTTTTGTACCCAAGCCCTCACGCAGACCAATTTCGCAAGTTAAACAAACATCACCTATTTGTAATTTTTGTATTTGGTCAGTTATTAAATTGTATTCAGACGAATCGCCTTTTATCACTTAACCCCTATGAATTTTTTACCTTTGACTTGTATATCAGAAATTCCTTTAATATCACTTTTTACACCATTTTCACGATGAGGGCAACCAACAAAATCACCTTCTTTCTTTTTTTTGACGGAAAAGTATCTATCACCTTTTTTTATGATTTTGTTACCTAATTTTTTTTCTGCATCTTCTGTTTTTTTATATGTTGGATGTTTTCTGCCTTTTAGGACCATTCCAGTCTTTGGATCTAAAGAACCATATTTAGGAAAATAACCTAATTCTTTATAACTTGGTTCAGGGGCATTTTTATAATCATAACCACTACCCTCTGGATCAAAACCACCTTTTTTCATACCTTGTGGCTGTGGACCTCTTTCTGGAGGTGGTCCAAAACTCTTACCTTTCATCTTTATCTGCCTGTTCAGCCATGGTTTTGGCTATATTAAAATCTAATTTTTCATCAGCTACTCTTATTCTCTCCTTTGAAGCCTCTTCAGCGTCCTCTCTTTTCATTTTATCTAGGTCAAGACGTTCAGCAAATTCATCGTTCTTTCTTTGTTCCTCAACACCAAACTCAGCAGCTTTTCTTTGCATATCCATGGCTCTAATATCTAATTCTCTGCTTTTAAGCATAACTATTGGATCTGGCTTTTCTGTACCCTGTTCACTTTGTACTATCATTTGTGTCATTTCTGCAATAGTTCTTGCAATTATTGATTCACTTTCAGCTAGGTAAGCTTCAGGATTTGTTTGTTCTAATTCTTGTAAATCAGGACGCTCTGTTTTTATGTATGTCAATACTTGTGCCCTTGCTTTAAAAGAAATATGCTCAGAAATGTGTGCCTGAAGTATAGAGTACACTAACGGATTGGCTTGTACCATTCTTGATTGAATAAATGCTGCATGAGCCTCCATATGTGCATCGTGATTCTGAAAATAGAAGGCTTTTAGAGGTTTTGCTTGTAAAGAAAGTGAATTCTCTACACCAGGATCCATCGGCTCTGGTTTTTTTTCTGGTAAAAGTAATTCGTCTATCTTTTTTGTTCCTAATGACTCATAAACACGCCTGTAAGCCTCTCTTATGTTGTGTAATTGTGGTGCAGCGTTTGCAATTTGTAATTGTTGTGAAGCTAGAGTTACTCTTTGGCTTAATGAAAATGAATTTGGGTCAGCCACTGGAATTACATCCACTTCTGGAGAGAAATCTAGTGCTTTTATCATCCTATCAGCCCCATAAACAGCGTAAGGATAAACAGGTGGTAAATATTCTGCAAAAACATTTGATAAAAGTCTAAATTCTTGTCTCATTGAGTAATAACATCGCTTGTGAATAGCACTCATTACCCTTGAACCACGTTCCATGAGTGCCAAAGTAGTTCCAACTGCTCTGTTTTGTGAGTCTTCACCTACTTGCATGTCTGCTATTGAGGCAAAACGCTGTCCTGCTTGTACTACAAAACCTAAAAGTTGCATTAAAACAGAACTTGGCTCTTTAAAAGGTAGTAATTGAAACTGATCTTTGATGTTTCCCCCGGGTGCATCCACATCTCTAAACTCTCCGGGTTGAAAAGGTTGATCATCATCTCTGATTCTTATACCTCTTGATTTAAATCCAGCAGGTAAATTAGCTAAAGTGCCTGCATCAAGTAATTGTCTAAGTGCAGATGTTGCAGTTTTACTTAATCCACCTATCATATGTATTAAACCAAAGCCGTAAAACCCAAGACCAGGTAAAAATTTATAGTGAATGAAATATTCACGCCTTGTCATCAAAGAATCATCTTGTGCATAGTTTCTATATATACTTAAAATTTCTTGCGAACCTTCATCTATAGTCACAATGTATGGGATTTTAATTTTTTTTTCGGTATTTTCTAAAGCGTACTCATCTAAATCTATATCAACATGCATTTCCAAAATATTATATTGGTACTCTTTATCCTTAGTTGGTGACAAACCTTCCAATTCATCATACTTATCTTGAATTGTCTCATCTTGGTCAGCTGATGGGTAAATTTTAACGTCTCTATAAAAACCAGAGTTCATTTTTTTTAATAAATCGTTTTCACTCATCTTAATTGAATGTGTGATTCTTTCACAATCTTTTAAATCAGATGCATAATACGGAACAACTAAATCCTCAGCAGGTACAAATTTACTTACAGCGCGTTGCATCAAATCATCAAAGTAAACTTTTTTAAAAGCAGAGCCTGCAAGGGGAAGATAAAACAACATTTGGTCAAACTCAGGAGTGTATTCTTCCATAACTTCTGTGACCATATAATTCATAAAATCTTTAACTCTTTGAGCTTGTTCTGCCTTAGCTGGTGTTGAGTCACCAACTATCATTGTTTTCACTGGGCCATCTGATGGTAAAAGTTCTTTATAAGCTTGTGCTTGAAACTGTGTAACTGATTCTGCCAATAAAGGATGTGTTACACTTGATGCACCTTTGAAAGGTTGCCCTTCATTTTCATATTTAAAACCAAGAAGATCAAGACCTGATGTATATGCTTTTTCCCAATCTCCTCTTGATTCTTTGTCTTTTTTATAATCAGAAATTAATTGTGATGCAAGTGAAGTTAAAACTCTATCGTCAAGATTTTCAGCTAGGTTCGCAAAAAAATCTTCCTGAACTTCTTCTTCAACAACTTCAGGCTCACCTTCTTCAACCTCAACATCTACAGGTTGTTCCTGTTCTTCCAAAATATCGTCTTCGTCCATTAGTATATCCTTGTTTTTTTTGTTCTTGCAAGTTTAACAGGGACTTCAACAAAGTCACCTTCTTTTTTTTTCATTGCTTCAGGTATCACTTGATAGGGTGCTAATTTTACCACATCACCAGCAATATCACTCACAGGTAAAGAAAACATTTTTCTTGATTTGTATGCTTTTTTAAAAGCCTTGTTTTTTTTCTCAATTGATTCAATTCCACTTGTGTTTTTTCTTAACTTTACACGTTTGGGTCCTTCAAAAAAAGCATCCTCAAAATCATTTCCAAGAATTACATCATCAAAGTTAAATCTTTCTTCTAAACTTTTACTTTTTGCCATGGGTTATACTACCATTTAAAAATGTCTACGACTAGACCACCCTTGCTCTTGTAAATCTTAAATCTTTTTGTTTTCATTTCAGGTGTAATTATAAGCGTTGGTATTTCATAATAATTTGCAGGATCCTCACCGGCAATTTCTACAATTTCTCCACTCGTTCTTTCCTGTGCTCTTTCCGCTTCTGCTCTTGAAGAATAAGCACCTACATGTTCGTCTTTAACTGTTCTCTTTGATTGTGCTCTATCTTGCATCGGTCTTACCACTTTAAATGGTTTCTCAGGATCACTTTTAGAGATAGCACGCATGTCAACACGACCACCATATTGTTTTGCAAATTGTTTCATTGCTTTTACAATTGATCCTTCAGGTAAAGGTGGTATTTTTTTACCCTCAGCCTTAGCTTTTTTCTGCACGGCACTTTCTCCTTTTGTCATACCATAAAAATTTTCAATACCTTCTTTGCCAGCATTAGGGTGCTTAAAATTATGTAGGTCACTGGCTGTATTTACAGCAACAAAATCTAAATCATCTTTTATAGCTTTTTTAACAAGAACTTTTATGGCATGTTCAGCATACTCATCTTTATCTACAAAAGGTTGGTAGACTTCTGATTTTTTTTCTATGTCTTGCAAAATTGACTGATCCCCTCTTTTAGCAGCTCTTACCAAAGTTTGCATATCACCATTTAGTTTTCTAAGTTCTTCTCTTTCTTTCATCGTCATGTTAACACCTTTATTAGATAATTCTCTAGCTCTTGGTGCTAATTCACGTATTCTCTCTTGACTCAAGGCATTTTTAAATTTAACGTTAAAAGGATTAATTCTTGGTAATTTCTCTCTTGTTCCTTTTTTTCTTTTGGCTACAGCTTGAGCTATATCGGCTTGAATTTCATCAATTGTTATACCTTTCATATCAGGATTATAATAATCTGAACGTATGCCGTATCGTGCAAAATACAATTGATCCACACTTTGAGGTCTATCAGCATAATGAGTTTGCTCATCTCCTCTAATACCTGCGTCATTGTTTGAGGGACGTCGCCCTACATAAGTGCCAGGTCTAGGTCTTATGTTAACAACAATTTCTCCCGTTGCCTCTGCTCCTGCAAGTTTGTATTCTTTATGTTGTTGGTATTTTGTTTGCACTTCACGTAAAGGTTGTCTGAATATTTTTTCATAATCATCGGCAATCTCTACTGCAAGAGCCTGAGCCTCTTCTTTTGCTTTGTTGGGCATAGTCTCTTGCATGGTACGAAGAGCTTTAGCTGTTTTGGGATACAGCGTGTTAGGATCATATAAACCTTGAGCTTGAGCTATTTCATCTACGACATTTAGTTTTTTGTTTATTCTATTTTGTAATTCTCTTTGCACTGATGCTCTATTGTTACCAAATAGGCTCTGTTGCATCCCTTCAGCAAAGTTATCATGCAAATTTTGTCTCTGAGCAATTAATGTTTTAAATGTAGTACCTATAGCATCATCAGCTTGCATAAGAAAATTTCTTTTTATGTCTGCATCTTTTATTTCACTAGATGCTACTGTTTTAAGTTTTGGTACTACATTTTCAACATCGTGTTTATAAGACTCTGTCAGTTTATCATAGAGCTTATCAATTTTTTTTATGGTCTGAAGAGGCACACCATATTCGGTTACTTCAAGTCTTGCTGCTGGTGTGTTTTCGGCCATTTCTAGTAACAACTTTTTACTTATCTTTACATCAGCATCCTTGGCTGCTTTCAACAAACCACCAACTAATTTGGTGCCATCAAACTTAGCAATATTAACATCTTCTAATTCTTGCCTAGTAACACCAGCCTCAATATTTTGATAACCTGGTGTTTTGTATCGTAAGCCTGCCATTCTTTGTGGGTTACTTAAATCGGCAATCCATTGGTCAGCTGACAATGATTTTTTTGCCGGGTGTAAAGCTATAAAGTCATAAAGAGTTGAACCAAAATTATAAGTAGGATCTCTAGGACCAATATTTTGATCAGTAGCTGTATTATAATCAGGATCATTAATCTTACCCCCAAATGTTAAAGGTTCTTTCATAACCCTTTTTTTTATATTCTCTATCTCATCTTGTTCGGCACGATAAGCTTCTTGAGCTTTACGCATTTCAGGAGTCATAGTTAAATCGGTAGATTTGTTGTCCTCAACAATTTCGTTAAACTTTTTAACTTCTTGTTTTGATGCAAAATTATCTACACTTCTTGTAAATTTTTTATCGTCATCTCTAAATAAACTTCTTATACCACTAGCAATTTTTCTTCTAGCACGTGGTATAGCCAGAGCCGTTGCACCAATACCACCTAATATTGTAAAGAGATTGACACCTTCTTCATTTTGATTTTCTTCAGCCATAATATCTATATTCCTTCGGAGGTCTATCTTCGTTATCTACATAGTCTGAGTATAACTCAACAAAGTTGCCTTGGCGATACCTTAGTAACGCTTGTGTGGTTGAATCAACATAGTCATCATTTGAACCATTAGGAAAAGCAGCACACTCTTCAATAACCTCTTCTGCAAAATGTTCACCATACGGATACCATACAGCACCACTTTCAAAAATTGGTGATGTTGCATTTACACGTGTGTGTTTGTCATTACCCTTACTTGGAACAAAAGGTATCACAGGTATACCCATTCTTCTAAATTCCTGAGTCAAAGGTTCACCACTAGCTTTTTGTTCAATAATTATACTTTCGGGTTCCCAATACTTATTGGCATCTAAAGCGACTGCTTTTAATTCTGGAAAATCATATTTACCTCGTAAAGCATCAAGTAAAATTATATTGGGTCCCCCACCCTCTTCTGGTGTAAAAACTCCCCATGTTGTGATTGCAGAGTAATCAGAGGTTTCTCTTTTACTAAAGGCTGTATCATAACTTTGTATTACATGCATCAAATTAGGTATGGGTCCTTTCCAAGGTCGCCACCATTCTCGTTTTAAAATTGCACCTTCTTCACTGGTAGGATTCTGCATATACTGAGCCGACCAGTTTCGTATCGGTAATGATGCTTTGATCTTTTCTAATTCTTCTAAGTTCCAGTACTCAGGCCACACAGGGTTCCCTGAGCCGAGAATCGCGGGAAAAGATATCTGACGCCATTCATCAGCTTTCGGTTCAGTTTGAGCCTTCAATAAACGACCCGTTAAATCATCTTCTGCCCATCTTGTCATAACAAGTAAAATTGAGCCTCCAGGTTGTAAACGTTGTCGTGGTCCTGAAGCATACCATTCAAAAGCTCTGTCCATTGCCATGTCGGATAGTGAGTCTTGTTCCGTGTGTGGGTCATCAATAATCAGTAAGTCTGCACCACGGCCCGTGATGGACGCACCGACGCCAGCTGCATAATACTCACCACCATGGTTTGTTTCCCATCTACCTTTTGCCTTTGAATCCTCTCGCAGTTTCACATCACCAAAGATTTGTTTGTACTCTGGAGAACCAACAATATTACGAACCTTAGAACCGAACCTTACTGCAAGTTCTGTATTGTGTGACACTTGCATTATTTTCATTTTAGGAAACTTCCCTATCATCCATGCTGGAAAATAGATTGAAGCAAATTCTGATTTAGTATGTCTTGGAGGCATATTGATAATGAGCCTCCCTTTTTTATTAGCAGCAATACTCGTAAACTCATTTGCTATGATTTGATGATGACCCCAATTATCCTGTTTACTGGTTTTACGATATA